GGCGAACCCGCCACTGAAAACGAGGTCTGTTTCTTCTCCGTCCCAGCCAACCCCATCGACCAGCCGGACAAGGATGTCATCTACCACAAGGGTGTGTTCGAGAAGATCGTATCCGAGTGCGGTTATGACGCCCACGCCTCCAACGAGGCCATGGCCATCATCTTTGCGGAGACGGCCAAGGACGGTTTCTCCGGGGTTGCCCTCTCATTCGGGAGCGGCATGACCAACATCGCCCTGGCCGTGAACACCATCGAGGGGTTGAGCTTCTCGGTGGCCCGCGGTGGGGACTGGATTGACCGAGGTGCCTCCAAGTCTATTGGATCCACGCAGGCACGCATCTGCGCCATCAAGGAGCAGGGCGTGGACCTGAACAACCCTGTTGGGCGGGAGCAGGAGGCCATCGTCTTCTACTACAAGAACCTGGTTGAGTATGCCCTCGACCAGATCGCCGACAGGTTCAAACTCATCCAGGGCCAGTTCGCATTACCCCGCGCCATCCCCTTGGTGGTGTCCGGGGGTACAAGTCTTGCCACTGGGTTCGTGGATTTCTTCAAGGAGTGCTTCGAGCGGAAGCGCAAGAGGTTCCCCATCGAGATCAGCGAGATCAGGCACGCCAGCGATCCAATGAACGCCGTGGCCTATGGGATGCTCGTACAAGCCATGCAGGAGTATGAAGATGAGTAGCAACAGTAAGACCGACCTGGTCCTCGGCATCCTCGGGGATGTTCTTCCAACAGAGCCGGTCATCAAGCCGGAACCCGTTACCGAAGAACAGAGCCTTGGGGGTTTCATCGAGGGTGAGGCCGAGGGCGACCACGGCGGAATCTACGAGGGAGCCATGTGCCTCGGAGTCGAGCTCACGAACCAGACCGACCTCGGTGACGGGTTCGGAGTCGACGGTGCGGGGGATTTCACAGCCGGCAAGCTCGTCTACTATGGCGGCGGCAAAGGCCGTCAATACCTTGGGGACATGGAGCAGATTCATGTAGTCCGCAAGGATGGAACCCTCACTATCACCGGCCTTATCAGGACGGAGTAGCACCGTGGAGGGTTCGTGTACTACCAGCTCACAGAGGCACTGAAGCGGAGGTTCATCCTCGAGCTCCGTCGTATGTGGGCCGCACACCCGAAATACCAGGACCTCGTCGGGAACATCCAGGGTAAGTACACGTTCAAGGAGCGCCCTCAGTACGGCATCATCGTGAAGACCTCGGGAGCTACGAAGGTGGAGCTCGCCGCCGACAACTTCATAGGGACCGTCCACAGTTATGCCTACCTGGCCCGTGTCGATTCCTTTCCCGGTCAGTCCATCGAGTGGATCCGGGAGCATACTCCCGCCATCCAGAAGAACGGGGGCCGCTTCCCCTCGCCAGCCGGGGTCTACTACATCGAGGTCACCGAGTACGACCCCCAGCGGGGAATGGGCCAGTTCTGGGTGGACCGCCTCCTGGATGTTTGGAACGAGCCCGTCACGATGTCCTCTCCTTTGGAGGGCCGTCTTCAGAGGGTCCCCCTTCCTGGAACGCTGGCTCTCTATGAGGCTCCAAGCGGCACCCTCCTTCACGAGGGCGGTGCCTATGAATATGATTCGACCGACGGCACCATCACACTGAAGAAAGCTCTCGGAAAGGGTTTGAGCCTTTCTGCAGACTACAGATTCCCGGCGGCATCCGTTGGCCCCTACGACTTTGCCGACCTCCGTGCGAACATCGCCGCCATTCCGGGTGTAGTCCTCGCTTTCGGCCGTATGGCCTCAAAGGGTGATCGTGCTGCCGTGGTGGTGTCCCGGAGGCGATCCCCCGTGGCCCTCGAGTACGGCGGCAAGTGGGAAGTGAGCCTCGACTTCGATGTGCTGTCCAGGGACCAGTATTCGCAGATGGAGATCTCCGACCGTACGATCACATGGATCTACGGCGTCCTCCGTCCCCGTGTGTCCCACGAGGGTATCGAGATCTTGGATGTGTCGTTCGGAGGGGAGGCGGAGGAGATCTTCGACGAGAACGCCGATGACTACTTCTACAATGCCTCATTCTCCGCAACCGTTCAGACGGATTGGGGGATCCAGGTTCCGCTAGGGCCCGAGCTCCGATCCATATCTCCTGCATCTGCGGCGGATTCAAGAGCTGTGGAGGAGAACCCAGGGATGCAGGACGGTAAGATAAATCCTGTATCTCCGGGCGGGTTGGGGTTGCGGCCAGTGCGGGATCCGTTCTTCTCAGGACGGTCCAATACCTTCGAGGTGATCCGTTGATCCGGCCTCTCGGTGGACCCCCTATACCCACCTGCAATCAGGGACGAAGTAACGGAGGATGCTATTCCACTCTACAGCTACCAATGTGAAGACTGCGGTCTACGGTTCGACAGGCGGATGTCCGCCTCAAGAGCTGGAGATGCCGTCGGGTGCAAGTGTGGGGAGCAGGCATCTAGGGTTGTTCCGGATTCAGTACAGACCACCTTCAACCCGAAGGGGGACGGTACGATCCAGCCACAGAACACTGGTGTTTCGTCCTACGATGCCAATGTGGATCGTGTGATTGGAGAACATGCAAGAGGAAGCTGGGATGCAATAGCCCAGAGACATACCCGAAAGAGGGAGGTTCTTCGGAACAACCCTGGAAAGACGGGTTGGGATCTCGGTAGGACCTTGGACGGCGACTACCAACCCATGAAAACTGAGGAGAGAGGCGCCGCCGAGATGGCGCGTGGGCTCCACGGTAAGGCTCTAGGGATGCTTGAGCGCCACAAAAAGAGGCGAAAGAAGGCGACTGACGCGGGTCAAGCTGCCAACCACCAGTCCTGAAGGACTTGGATAGATGAACAGAAAGATAGAAATACCATCCGTGCTTACCCAACCCGCCCTCGAGGCGTGGAAAACACCGACAACGCACTAACCGCGAATCAGTTATTTCGGCCCGGAAGGGCCGCTAAGGAGACCCGTCATGGCCTTTGATTTCAAGAACCCCTACGCCCCCCCAGGCATCTACACCGAAACCAAGTACGAGAACCCCCTCGCTGGGAACCTCTCGTCACTGAACATTCCGATGCTGATCGGTCCTGGCAACGAGATCCTCTCGCAGTCCGGTCTTGAAGTCGTTCGGGGCAGCTCCAGCACCATCGACCAGTCGGTCCCTACGGAGGATGTCACTGGAAGGGCAGTCCTCGACATCGCGGACAACGGAACCATCACCCTCGGTGCTTGGGATGGCGTTGCGATGAAGTGCCAGGTTCGCAACTTCCCCATCGTCACAGGCGATGGCTCTGGGACCTCGACCACGAAGGCAACCGATGTGGTCGCCTTCCTCAACGATACGCCCATCGTGGTGCTCTCCGTGGACGGGGTCAACGGAGTTGTTGAGCTGTCCACCGTTCCCGTAGCAGGGGACGAGGTCCGCATCACCTACTTCTTCAACAGGACCGACACGGCCGCCACCGACGATGTGTCCGACCAGGTGTCCGCCGACGGTGCCCTCCTTCAAGGATCCGTGGGTGAGAACTTCACCATCACCGAAGACCTGGACGATGCATTCATCGTCTCCGTTGACGGGGCAGCTGCTACCACCATCACACTTCCTCCGGGTACGTGGGAGGCAGCGCAGATCGCCGCATCCATCTCTGCCGCTGGGGAAGGGTCCCTTTCTGCGTCCACCTTTACGAACTACCTCGGGGATGTTTGCATTTCGTTGTCCGCCGACCTGTCCCTCTCGGTAGGGGCTGGCACCGCCAACGCCGCTCTCGGTTTCAACGCTGGAGCGGCCACCGCCCGGACGTCCACCTTCCATGTGTTTCAGGGACCCATCGTGGATGGTTCCAACGGTGGCGTGACCACCACGACACCGTCCCATGTCACCGTCACCGTCAATGGTGCCGCTGCGGAGGTCGCCTCCGTTGACGGCGCAAACCGCGCTGTGACCCTCTCGGTTGCACCCGCCGTCGGATCCACCGTAGTGATCAACTACAAGTGGAACTCGTGGCAGGACACCTTTGACTACCTGGCCAACATCGGCGTGCTGGAGGTGTCCACCTGTGGCATCACCACAGGTCGCTCTGATTATGTGCAGGGTGTCGACTTCGTTCTGAAGGACGACGCGCTTCTCTGGGGCACCGCAGCCATCGTTTCGGCGGTCTCCGCAACCGCGGGCACCGAGGAGTTTGGCACCGTTCAGATTTCGGCGGCCCTCGTTGACGCCAAGGCATACCTCCAGTCGTGCCCCGCCGTGACGGATGCCGTCGGCGGATCGTCCAACACGAGTCGTACCGTGTTCAAGCTCCAGGCCGTTCCGACGACTGGCAACGGGCGGAACAGTCCCCTCGGGACCAGCTTGTTCCAGACGGTCAGCAACAGTCGCATCGACGTCCCCACCGACAGGCCCGATCTGGTGACGGCCTATTGGGGCTTCGGTGTACAGGATGCCCTCGTCCGGGGATCCGTTTCCGTTCTCAAGGTTGACTCGGCCTCTGCAGAGATCACTCTGGCCGACCCCATCCCTGTTGGAGCTTCGGTCTACGCCACCTTCTACTACAACACCCTGAAGGATGAGGAATACACCCTCACCTGCGAGTCGGCCGGGGGTTCCGGATCTGGAACCTATTCGGTAGCCGACTCCGACGGCAACGCGCTGTTCTCAAC